AGATTTCAATCGCCTAATCACACCAAAGGCATATGCGGAACTGCGAAAGTGGGACTGCTTCAAGGACAAGACCGAAGCCGATACGAACAACACCCTTTTCCGCACAACGGATGGAGAATGACAAAGTGAAAAATCAAATTGAGGTTCTAAACGATCCAAAATTGCTTGATGATCTTGCGATTGTACAGCATGACAGTTTCAAAAACACCATCAAAGTATTGATGGAAGTTGGAAGTTTTAACGAAAAGCACACCGAAGTCATGCGTACATACATGGGAGATTTCGACAGCCTTTCTTCCACAGAGAAAGAGTTCTTTCGCTCTCAAGCATGGAAGGTGATTCAAATGGTCGCGGTAGCCTTTCTTGCAAACTCTATGATTCCCGACCAATACGGAGGCTGACATGACGCTGCCATACGAAAACTACTTTTCACTTGCCAATACCAGAAACTTCCTTACCGAACTGATGGATACGAAGAAGTCTCCGAAGGTTCCAAAGGCTATGCGTCAACGGGCGCGAAATCTTCTAAAGCACTTCCCTGCTGACTTTGAAGTCTGTGAGTGGATAAGCACCTATCAGAAGGTTGCTCATGAGCGGTATCACAATCCCCGTGCATCTGTGATCAAATTGCGTAAGAACGACCCCGTGGAGTATTCGGCAGTCCACATGGGTTGGATCTTTTGGAACGAAGCATCCACGGACTTCTTTGGACCGTTTCTGACCCGCGAAGAATGTGAAAAGGCATTGTCCAAGTATTGCGAGGAGTTGGACAAAGAAGGCAAGCACAAATCTTCAAAATTGCTAAATAAAGATGACGAGGACTAAAGCCGAAGTTTGCTTTCCTCCGAAGTTACAAAACCCTCCGCGAAGCGGGGGGTTTTCCATTTGTACAAATGAATAAATACCTAGACTCAAGAGGAACCGCGATGATTGAATTTACAGACCTAAAACAGGACTTGCAGGAAAAACTCATAATGCCCAATAATGGGGCAAGATATGGTCAGGTTGTGTTTATGGCGGGTGGAGCAGGAAGTGGCAAGGGATATGCCCAAAGTAATCTGATGAATGGTTTGGACTATAAGACAATCGATCCCGATGCATTCAAGGAAGCGGTCGTTAAAATGGGCAAACTCCATGCTTCGCTCGGAATACAAAGCAAATTTCTTCAATTCAAAGACATCAATTTCAGAAATCCAAAGGATGTGGAGAAAATCCATATGGCTTTGAAGGACTGGCCTCTTGAACAAAAGTCCATTGCATTCATGCTGTTTCCTCACATGAAGGCTCTATCGTTGCAAAAACTCGGAATCAAGCAGGGATCTACCGGCAAAGAATTTGAAACCTATGGTGGAGACAAGGCATTTCTTCCTAACATCATCTTTGACAGAACCCTAAAAAATGTGGACGAAATCAAGGCTCTCTCCGATATGTTGATTCAGGCAGGATACAAAACCAATAATATGCACATCATTTGGGTATTGACCAACTGGCGTGTTGCTATGGTCAACAACGACAATCGTCCACGAAGAGTACCGGATCACATTCTTCTTCTGACTCACGAAGGAGTTGGAAAGACAATGGCAAATGTAGTAGCCGGATCCTATCCACCGAACATCAACGGAGATGTATACATGATTCTTGGTGGTGGCGAAGGTCAAGTATTCTATTCCGACAAGACGGGAAAGCCTTTGGATGGCAAAACATTGGTGACCAGCATGATAGGAAAAGATGTCAAAGACAAGTCTGGCAAAGATTTGCCTAGACCCAAAATTCCTCAAAGAGTAATCAAGGATTTCGTTGGAATTCGTGTCAAGGCTGCTGGTTCATCGACACCTGTTCCTCCAGAAAAAATCAAACTTGCATTGGCACACAGATTGTCAAGCGATATAGATTCGATTCAAAAATTGATCGCGGCAAACATTCCGCCTAGTGAGGTAGTCAAAGATTTCCAACAGATTCACAATGACACGGAAGGCGATGTTGCCCGTGCTAGATACGGAGTGAAGTCTGCACCAAAGGAGTAAATCATGAATGAACTTTTTGCAATGTTGTGGGTATCAATGGCTCTATTCGTTCTGTACGAAACAAGCGCAGTCTATGAGTACATGAGGTTTCTTAAGATTCCAAACTTCATTTCAAAAATGAAGGATTACACAAAGGAACTTGAGTTCAACAAGATGTCGTATGGTGAGTATTACCGAATCTTTCATGATTCGTTTTTTGTTCGTTGGCTGACTTGCCCGTACTGTTTTGGCATGGCACTTTCTATAGGATTCACTTTGCTATTTTCAAATTGGCAAGCAATTCCGATAACATATTTGGGCGGATTGCTGAGTTATAGGACATTTACCAGAGCCGACAAATGGCTTTATGGGGGTTCTGATGAGTGAGATGCCCTCCGTGACCGTGGACACACCAGAATCGCTCTACGGGCTGCTAAAGCCCAAGGAAAAGGAACTGGACGAAGCGCACATACGCCCCATTACGGCATGGCTGATTGTCATGACTGCTTATATGGATCCAAATGCCTGTAGTTGCCGCAAAACTCAAAAAGCACGGGAGTCTTTGATTTTACAAATGTGTCGGCTACCCGATAATTTGTCAAATGAACATAAAGAGACAATTCGCAATATCACGGGAACTAGCATTTCCCTCTTGATTGAAGGACAAAGGACGGCTATGATAGCGTAACTGTAATTCCAAGAAGGAGATAGGTCATGCTCAAAACGCAACGCAGATTCGTTGAGAGAGTAAGAGAACACCTGAAAGAGCATGACTGCCGAATTGTATTCGGACGAGGCAAGGAGTTGAACTGCGGCGGCTACAGAGCGGCAGGATACTTCTCGGATGGGGACAAGGAACTTCGGGTGGCAAGAAAACACACATTGTGGTTTGAGGTATTGATTCACGAATACTGCCACTTCCTGCAATGGACCGAAAGATCGCCCGTCTATCGCAAGAGCGACAAATACAACGCAATCATTGACAACTGGTTCAACGGCAAGCAATACCAAAGCAGGGTCGTTGACAAGGCATTTGATGTTGTTCGTGAAATGGAACGGGATTGCGAGATGCGTTCCATCAAACTGATCAAGAAACATTCCTTACCCGTCAATGTTGATCGCTACAGCAGAATGGCAAATTGCTACATCTATGTCCATTACTTCATGCGCGAATACAGGAAGTTCTGGCCATTTGAAAATGACTTGATGCGTAGTCCCTCAGTCTTGTCGCAGATGCCATCTAATTTCAGAGCGCAATCTCACAAGAAGATTCCACAGAGGGTATATGATGTTCTTTCAAACTGCATTTAACCTTCTGAAGAGTCTAAATATCTTCCGTGGAAAGGAGGACAGTCATATGAGTTGGGATTACCGAGTGGTAAGAAAAACATCGTATAGTCTGGGAAAGGCTTATCATAATTACGGAATACATGAGGTTTTCTATGACGAGAAGGGCAAGCCAATAGCCACAAGCGAAGACCCGATTCTTCCGATGGGAGAAACTGTCCTTGAATTGATGCGGGATCTGTATTCCATGTTCAAGGCATTCACTCATCCCATTCTTGATTGGGACTTGATATCTCGTCAGGGTATGGAGCCATCAATGCATGATTTGAAGCAAACTAAAGTAGTCTTGCACGATTGGGTTCCTCCATCAAAGGAAGAAATGCGAAAAATCGAATTGGAACTTGACAAAGAACGAATGGAAGCCGAAGTCACCTACAAAAAAGAATGCTGTGACAAGACTACATCCGAGATTTTTCAATTTCTAGGCTCCAAAAAGTCGTAAATAGCATTTCGTAAAATCCTAAATACGGGTATCTGAATACTCGTTTTAGGAGACTTTATGGAACGCTTGACCTTCAAATTTGGCACTCTCTCCCTAGCAAACTTCGCAGCAAATCAAATCAAGAAAGACGGTGTTGGCGATGTGATCACCAATACGAATTCTTTCGTAATCGTTGAAACCAGCAATGTCGATGCCGTAGTCAATATTGTCAACGATGCAAGAGGAAGCGAAGTTTTCCGCGAAGCAGTAATGCAATTTCAGCGTCCCGCCGCATTGCCAGCAAAGCCCAAAAACATTGCTGTTGCAAGATTAATCAATTACAGAGTACCGATGCATATGGTCAAGCAGTATGCTTCCTTGAAAAAGAAGAAGGAAACAATGCCTGGCAGCCGTATCATGTGGAGCCATACGAGCGGAGACAATGACCTTGATGTGATTCCCGCCAAGGAAGTAGACTCCTACCTCAAGGATGGATGGGTCATCATCGAACAAGTAGGTGATGATTGGCAGATGGAGACTTTGACGGAAAAGAAGAAGTTGACTCCCGATCAACTCAAGAAGATTGATACTTCCATGCGCTCCAAGATGATCAAGAAGGACGCAAAGAAGGAAGAAGCGGAACTTGAAGAGGAGGGATACGAAGGTAATGAAAACCAAGAACTTACCGAAGGTGGTGTCAAGCGTGCAATCGAAGATTTCATGTACGACACTCTGCCACAGACTGCGGTCAAGGAACTTCAGCCAGTCTTCAAGAATCAAAGCATTCGCGGCAGTCAATTGCGTGACAAGGTTTCCGCCATCCTAAAGAAGCACAAGGTTCCAACCTTCTTCATGGGTACATCTGCCACACAAGTCGTGATCGACAACTTCGATACCTTCTTCGGTGAGAGCGTTGAGGAGAATGGCGAGGTCTTGAGCGAGGGATCGGCAATGATTCCGTTCAAGCGCATCCTGAAAGGGGTCAACGACATGGAAGGACCATTCATGATCGTTGTCATGCGTAAGGGCGCACCTGGCGCACTTATTCAGAAAAAGGCTGCTGCCCGTGCCGCACTTCCTGCACATATCAACCATATGTTGGCAGCGGAACTAGGAATGTATGGAGAACACAATGGCAAGTGGGCAGCAATTGCCATTGAGAACGCAAAGGGCAAGATCGTCAATGTGCTTTACCCAAAGGATGTATTGGTCAAGGCGGGATCAAAGCCCTCTTTCAAGGAAGAGATTAAACTTGAACTTGATGAAGACAATTGGGGCGGCGGGTTTGAGACTTCCCGTGAGGCTCAGGCAAAGGTTCAGGCAATACTCAAGGCAGATGCCAAGAAGCGTCAGGCTTTGATTTTGAGTGCCTTACAGCAAGTCATTGACGGCAAGATGTCGAAGCCCGCTTTCAAGAAGTTGACAGGCTCTTCGTTTAATGACATGATGAAACTTCCCTTCTATTCAAAGAAGGTCAAGATGAAGAAGGAAGAGGTAGTCGAAGACGGCGAGATCGAAGAGGCACAGACTGCTGGTCGAGCGCAGCAATGGTCAGGAGAACTTCGCAAAATAGAAAAGCAATTGTCAAAAGACAGTACCCCTAGTCTACGAAGTAAATATCAGAAACTATTCTTAAAAGGGGTGGGGGAACGCCACTCCAAAAAACTATATGGCAAGGATGGCAAGGTTGTTAAGGAAGAGGTAGTCGAAGACGGCGAGATCGAAGAGGCAAAGGAGAAGTACCTCACAGGTCCAGGAAAGAAGGATCCAAAGAGAATCATCGGCATCTACACCATGAAGGGCAAGTGGATCAAGGACATGGGCAGCGAGAAGGAAGCCACAAACTTTGTCAACAAGAGTTGGGGTGAGTCGGTCGAAGAGGAGATTGAAGAGGCAACTTCAATCGGCAAGGTATTGAAAGCCGCAAAAAAGTCTGTCTTGGCAGATAGAGATGGTCGCAATACGCCCAAAGCAAAAGCGGCAATGGCAGCATACAAGACAGCGGCGAAAAATCATTTGAATAAGGAAGATGTCGAAGTTGTCGAACAGTTCAAGGCAGGGGATAAGGTAAAGGTTCCTCACAAGGGCAAGATGGTCAGCGGCAAGATTGTCCGCTTCGATGATGGTGGTACAAGCAAGGCACAGCAACATGGCGGTGGATATGTCGTTGATGTCGGTGAGCCTGCAAGCATCCTCGTCCCGAAGCAGAAGGTGCAGAAGGAAGAAGTAGAAGTAACAGAAAACTACAAGGAAACCCTCAAGGGTGTTCGCAAAGTCAAGATTGTCAAGCCTGTTGCATTTGCGAAGTTGGATGTAGGTACAACCTACACCCTGATGTATGATACTTCGTTCATGGGTGAGCCAATGTACAAACTAGGGGCAGAGGGCAAGAAGCAATCAGGACGCATCTCTGGCAAGAAAATTGCCAAGGCAATTGAAACAGGTCTTGCCCAAGCCATCAAGGAAGAAGTTGAAGTTGATGAAGAAATCACTCCTGCTCGTCAGGCTATAATTGACCGTGAAAAGGAGAAGGCTTCAAAGGCTCTAAACAAAGGCAAGACAGCGGCTGAACGAGACAGAGGATATGCCCGTGGTTCGCGGATCAACTATTTGGAACTTATCTACAAGTACGGTCGGAAGTCCGACAAGGAAGGCAGTCCATATCAAGTCAACAAGCGCGAAATGAACAAGTGGCGCAAGGCTGAACAAGGTATGAGGGAAGAAGTTGAACAAGTTGACGAAGCCAAGCCTCTCATTGGTGGTCAGAAGAAACTTGATGTAAACAAGAACGGAAAACTAGATGCCCGAGACTTTAAGGCTCTCCGTGCAAAGAAGGACAAAGCCGAAGTCAAGGAAGCGATGAACAACTATCTTGCCTTCTACAATGGCAAGAAGGTGACCGTTCAGGCAGAGACCTCGTACAAGGCTCAACTCAAGGCTATTGAGATGTTCAAGGCTCCTGCCAGCAAGAAGCACATGGTCACCGTGAAACTTGCCGACAACAAGGCTGCACTAGCCAACAACGAAGAAACCGAAGTTAACGAAGCCGCTCCCGCAATCAAGGCAGGAATGAGCCTTCGTGCCAAGCAGGACAAGAGAGTGACTGGTGGCAGCGTTGTCAAGGGTGAAGTCTACAAGGTTGCCGATGCTGGCGGTGGGAAGTTTGATCTGATTCATCAGTCTATGGGTTACCGCAAGGCTCTTCGCGGAGTCACCGCTAGCGTAATCCAAGCAATGATTCAGGACAAAGTTCTCTAAACCTTACTGTTTGCAATCCCGCTGAAATTGTTCTTCTTGACGAAGGTCAGGATTCTGCTGAACTTTGATTCAAGCAGTTCCTTTGGCTTGTGACTGATGACGAACACATTTGTGTTCTCGTCCATTCCCTTGAGGATATCAAGGAATGATTCACAGGCAGCATCGTCAAGGCTTCCATCAAGCACCTCATCAAGAATCAGGAGATTGGTTGACACAGAGTTCTTCATCTGTGCAATCGTTCTCCATGCAAACAGAAGAGCCAAGTCAATCTTCTTCTTCTCTCCCTCGCTGAATGAGGCGTAGGTAAAGGAGTCGCGGTGACGGCTCAAGATGGTCTCATTGAACTCTTCGTCCAAGTTGAAATTTACAAACAGACCCATCTGCGTAAGGTATTGATTGATTACCTTGTTGATGATCGGAATGTAATGCTTTATGATACGGCTTTTGATCCCGCTGTCCTTGAGAAGAGTCGCAGCAATACCATAGTAGTGCTGTGTGTCCACGATTTCCTTGCGGTTACCAATGTTGTCTTCCTCTTCCTTGGCAAGCACCGCAAGGGCTTCCTGCTCCTTGGTATCATCCTTCTTGTTGTTCTTGGACTCTTGCAGTTTCTGCTTGGTCTTCTCAACGAACTTCTTATGTCCCGATAGATCGGACTTGCGCTCCTGAATTGCACCTTCGGTTACCTTCAATACCCGAATGATTCCTGCAATCTTTTCCAATCGCTTGTTTGTATCTGATAGGGATGTATTGATATCATTGATTGCCTTTTCCACTTCTTGCTTCTTTGTGTTCAGCGAGGCAATCATTGAATCCTTGAACTCCTGCTCAATGTGCTGTGTGCAGGTCGGACAAGTATCGTTCTTCTCGTAGAAGTCCACACTTGAATTCAAGTTCTTGGTCTTGCTGTTCAACTGCCGCTGAACAGACTCAAGATTGTTCTTGGTCTTATCTACCGTTTCTTTATCGTCAATTTCGCCAAGGTGAAATTCAATCTTCTCGCGTAGAACTGTGATCTCTTCCTCAAGGACAGCAGCCTTATCCTCTGCCTCCTTGATCTCATCCTCATACTTCTGTGCCAAATCATTCTCATCTTTGGTTCGCTCATCCATATACTTCTTCTGAAGTGCGATGCGCTCCTTGATGACTGACAATTTGCTTTCTACTTCTGTCAATTCCTCGCGGCTTTGAGATACCTTGCCCTTGAGCAAAGTGTTCATGGTGCTGAACACATTGATGTCAAGAATGGTTTCTACGATTGATCTGCGTTCGGCAGCGGTCAATCGCATGAACGGAACATAGTTTGCAGAACCAAGGATAATGACCTGACAGAAGGACTTGTAGGTCATTCGCAGGATCTGTTCCTCAAACATCCGCTGATAGTCCTTGCTCTTGGCATCTTGATCTATCAACTTGGCATTCTTGTAAACTTCAAATACCTTTGGCGACAAGCCACGAATGACTTTGTACTCATCTTGACCAATCGCAAACTCAATCTCAACCACGCAATCCTTTTGATTGATCGTGTTGACCAACTGCGGGATGTTGATGTTGCGATAAGGCTTACCAAAAAGAACAAAGCACAGGGCATCCAACATCGTGGATTTTCCTGCGCCGTTCTCACCACATATCAGCGTGGTGTCTGCTTTAACAAGATCAACCTCCGTGAAGTACTGCCCTGTAGAGAGCAGATTTCGCCATCTCATTTTCTTGAACTTAATCATGTATACAATCGCTCCCTACAGGGACAATACTCACGGGAATAATCACTTATTCCAAGGCAACTTGGGCGAAACCCACTTCCACAGCGGAACGCCGATCACCGCACCAGCGATGAAAACGACTACCGTGTAGAAGAAGGTTCCAAGGGCGTTCTGTATGAATTCCATAGGACTCTCCTTTCTTTATTCGGTTACGAGTTTGAGACCGGCTGGTGGGGTTTGCACCGTCTTGGAAGGAACAACAAGTCCAGAGATGAATCCCGTGTTATACTCATTCAGCAGGGTTTCCTGCGGCTCGACAATGAAGTTGACACCGCGAACCGTGATTCCATTCTCCGCATCCGTATATGGAAGCCAAGGAACAAGAGCAAGTTTGCCTTGTCCTGCGGGAATGAGGATTGCGGGATTCTTTACGGAAACTACTCCCTTTTCAAAATCTTCGCTGACGATTTGTCCGATCAACTGCTCTCCACCCTGAAGTCCGACTAGTTTAACTGGTAGTGACATATTTGCTCCTTTAAGCGTAAAGTGATTCCAAGTACAATTCCTTGAGAATGTTCTTGAGTTTGTTGGGATTGTTGACCTTGAGTTGGTCGATTTCGTTATTGATGATGGTCAAAGTATCTTGAGCCACATTGACTTGTTCAGTCAAGGTAATCCCCATTTCCTTGTCTTCTATGACGGTTGCGCCATAGACACCCATGTTCGTCAGTCTGTCAATGAGCGAATCAAACATTACTGGATTATCCTTCTTTCGGACAATCACGCGAACAAAGGTGTGCTTGTATTTCTCCAAATCACAATTAGTGTAGTCGGTCTTCTCGTCATCGTAAACGAGTTGTGTAAAAATGGTCAGCGGGTTGCGAATGTATTCAAGCGTCCGATTCTCGGTATCGAACACATGGAATCCTTTTGGCTCGTTGAGATCAGCGAATGTGATCTGATATGGAGTGCCAAGATAGTTCACATTCCCGCGACTATGCTTTTGGTGGAAGTGACCGCTGAAGACTGCTTCAAAGTCCTTGAAGATGGCGGGATCCATTCCGTCTTCATGCTTCATACCACGCATGACTTCGTAGCCCGTGAGTTCCAAATGACCCATGAGAAAGGGAACCTTGTCCTTCGCAGCCTGTGCGATGAACGCCATGCACTCATCGTGGTTGTCCTTCGTGATCCACGGCACGAAAGCAATCTTCACTCCATCGAACTCAAGAACCTTCGGCTGCTCCAAGAGACCGTCACCGAAATCGTTTTGGAACAACTCGCGCATGGAGTTGACCTGATTCGTGTTCTTGAAGTAGACATCGTGGTTGCCAAGGATTGCATACACCTTGTGGTTGGCTACGAGCGGCTGAATGAAACGCTTTCGCACCTCGTTCAGGGTAGCAAAGTTGATGAACTTGCGCCGATCAAGCAGATCACCAAGATGGAACACCGTGTTAATCTTGTGCTTTTGCAAGTACGGCATGAATACTTCGTCCGTGAACTTAAAAAAGTGATGCAGGAAGATCGGGGAATCGGATCTTGCGCCAAAGTGCGTATCACATATGATGGCGATTTTCATTGCGTAGAGTGTATCACCCATCCATGAAATCGTCAAGCGGATTGTTGTTGGTTTTTGCCGATTTGCGCCTTCGCTTTTTCTTCAACTTACTCTGTTTCTCTTTGTTGAAATTCACCATGTCTGTTTCCGAAAGACCTATCATCTCCGCTACCTCATCGGAAGTAGCCTCTACCTTTCCCTCTTCCATCCAGTTTCTGAACTTGCCAGTTGGATCATTGTCCTCAAAGCACTTCAACTTTATGTAGAGTTGCTTTTTCTCTTTCTGTATGCGGCGTAAAAAAGCATAAAAGGTAATCTGCGTAAAGAAGGCGAACGGATTCTTTGATTTCTTCGGATCAAAGTTCGTGGCGTACATAATGCAGTTTTCTACGGCATCTCCCACCATCTCATCCTTGAAACTGTAATTTGCAAAATTAGGTTTCTTGGCTAGATTGTTGGCGATATCAAGAAAGCATTGCCCGATGTAGTTTGTTACGCCAGGTGGTCTTTCTCCTGCTTTCTTTGCTTTGTTTACCGCTTTACGGTGTTCGGTTATCTCTGTTAAGAATCTTTGATTGTCTATGTAATGGCTGTTGCTTCTTCCCATGTTGTCCTCATAAATGTTCGCAAATCCAGAATAAAAATCGTGTGATCCGTCATGATGCACCTAAATACCGGTGTCCAGTATGAAATGAAAGGTTCTATAGTTACCCTAGTAACGGTTAGAACCGTATTCGAGGATCGCCTTTCCACCAAGGCAAACCGTCATCCTCGTCATCATCCTCCCCTTCTTCCATTTCATCATTGTCCTCGTTTGTAAGTTTGGCATTATAGCCATTCTTGCCTGTTTTGTCTTCCTCTTCCATCGGAAAGTTCACGGGGAACTCCATGTTTGAGATGTACTTCTTCATCACTTCCTTCAATTCGTCTTGTGCTTTCTGCAAGTCAGAATGCACCTTTGCCTCTATGTAATCTGCATACATCTTTTCATCAGGTTCTGCCATCACAAGAACGATATCCTTTGGGATGGTGAAGTATGTATCATTTGTGTATTCGATCCAATCCTTGAGGTAGACACCTATTCGTTCGACCTTTCCCTTGCTATTCAAGACGGGCATGGATACGACAGTCATTGGTCGTTCAAGGACATACTGATTTGCAAATTCTTGAATTACCGCAATCAGCATTTCGCCATTACGCAAGCGAACGATCTTCGTTTGTGGAGGAGTACCATCCTTCGTGAACTGCGTCATAGAACCTCCTTGATCGGAATCTTGACCATCTTGTAGTCAAAGGATTCCTCGTTGTAAATCTTGACTCTTTCGATGAAATGCTTCAGAGTATGGTTTTTCCTTGACTTCCAATGCAAATCATCGGCAATGTCATACAATCTTGCCTTGTTTTTTCTTTCGGACTTTCGCAACTGCCTGCCGATGCTTTGTAGTACGCGAATGCGGCTTTTTGAAGGTGATGCAAAGATGATGTTTCGCAGAGAGCGAATGTTGATGCCTGTTGAGAAAGTGCCATAGGAAGCAACGATTATCGCATTGTCTTCCTGTTCCGTGATTTGACGAATATCCTCGCGGACTTCTCCTTCAGTTTCGCCAGAGACATAGAACACCTTTCGACTTTCGTTTGCATCTGCCTTGATTCTTTCGAACAATGGCTTTCCGTGCTTTTCGACAAACTGAAAGAGAATAAGAGTATTTCCTTTCGTGGAAATTGCAAGCCTTGAAATCATGGCATTTCTTCCATCGCAACTGACCAACCAATCAAGTTCTTCCTGATAGGGAATTCCCGCAACAGTCTTGCAGATTTCTTCGGGATAGGTCAGCAGTATGCAGTCAATTTCAAGATTGGTAAGCAACTTCTTGTCTATCAAGTCTTTGGTCGTAGTTACTTGCTTGACTGTTCCGAAAAGACCTTCGATTGCCAACTTGTTTGTCTGTGTTCCGTCAAGTGTGCCGGTCAACGCAATTCGATACGGACAATTCGTCAATTTGGTCATTATGCTGGTAAGGCTTGCAGCCTTGAAAAGGTGTGCTTCATCGCCAATAACGGCACCGAATTGGTCGAAATAATCCTTTGGCAACTTATAGATGGACTGCCATGTAGTAATTACTATTTGCTTTGTTGGATCGTCTTTTTCCTCTCCTCCATATACCTTATGGACATAATCATCGACAGTCCAATAGCGAGGGTCTTTGGAAGAATAATCCTTGAAGTCGTTGTACAATTGCGTTACGAGCGATATGCTAGGAACAATGATAAGAGTTCTGCGTGGTTCCACACCATTTTCGCTGTCAATCATATTAAGCAGCGTAGAATATGCCCGTGCAAGAACATAGATGATGAGACTCTTGCCGCTTGCGGTAGGAGACAGCAGAAGGCAGCGATTCGTATTCAGGGCGTGGTGAATGGCATCTATCTGATGCTCATGGGGTTCGATTGGTTCTCCCCGTGCAGATAGGTTCAAGCCCTTGATGATCTTGCTGACGCAATCCTCGCGTGTGCAAGGTTCTACGGGATTGATTAGTTTTCTGTCTACGGCAAGATGGTATTTGCGCTCTTCGCAGAATTGCGCCAAATGGTCCAGCAAACCAACATACAGCAGACCGTTCCGTGGTTGGAACATTCTGATCTTACCGTCCCAATGACGATTGCGGAATGCTGGAGTGAATCTTGCGTTTGGAACTTCAAAGGTGAAGAACTCTTGAATTTCACGGGCAATCGCAGGTTCGCATGACAGACGGGTGTAGACCGTGTTATGTCTATGAACGACAATTTCAGGCATCCCAATATTTAGGGTTGCCTTACTAGGCTCCGTCAGACTATGCCATTCGTGAACTTGCGCCATTCGATAGCGTTTCTGATCACCCAATGTCTTTGGGCAATGCCTTTCAATATGGACTCAAGGTAGTCAACCTTTTCTTGCTGATATTCGATCTTGCTTTGCAAATCGGACAAGTCCTTGTCCGAATCCATGTAGATATCAAGATCATTTCGCAGGATCTTTGTTTGGAATGGTTCCCATCCCAACTCATCAAGACGCTCCTGCGACATCTTCCCCGTGTAGTATTCCCACTTATCCCTTCGAAGATTCCTGTAATCGGATTGTGCCTTTTTCAGGACTAGTCGTTCATCGTGAAAGATGACGAGATACTTGTTGTGAAGTTGCGGAATCCTGACGGATTCGTTGCCTAGTTCCGTGTCATCGACCGCAAGGTCTTTTTCTGCCATTTCCTTGATCTTGTCCAGATGCATAGTTGTCACAGTATATCACCCCCATGTCAAAAGTCAAAGGTCAACCATCTTGAAATCGGAAATCGCAAACTTCACGGTTGCGGTGAGAAAGGTTGCGTCCGTAGCCTCCGATGTAAATTCAATTCCCGAAAGATCGGTAGGTATCAGTCCCTTCATTTCTATTTTTCTGTATGGATTTTTACGATTTGTCAGCAGAATCAGGGAAGCAGAGTCGGTTGCGCCGTACAAAGGCTTTTGGACTTCGATGAACTTGGTGTAGGAGGTGTTTTCTAGCATCCATAGGATTATGGAATGGTAGTTTGAAAAATCCTCATTGACCAAGAACTTGATGGTCATGTTGCCATATACTGCCGTTGCTTTTGGTAGTTTTACCGAAGGACCAATTGCAAATTCCGTGCTGAATGCTTCTCCTCCAGCATCTGGCAAGGTGAATTCCTGAACAAAGTAGGCAAGATTTGGCAACTTTGACATGGTGAAGATAAAGTTTGTGGGAAGAGCAAGATTTGTGTTCTTGGGACTTCCCTTCAATGCACCCGAAACATCTCTATCTGCTATGCCATAATCCTTCTCTGTATAGACCGTATCCCTCATCATTGATTGACGATCCTTTCTACATTGAAGTATGTGAACGCCATAGTGACGGTGGCAGTCATTGGGGCTGCTTCGGTTTCATTTGCCTTGAATGCAAGTTCGCTGACATTGGTGGGAAACAGTCCCCTGAATGTGATCTTGAAAACGGGTTTCTTTTTGTTGTTCAACACAAGGAGATGTCCTTCTTCGGACATCCAGTTTTTGTAGGATACGGGACTGTAATCCGTAAATCCAATGCACTCCTTGAACCATCGCATAAGAGCATCATAGTTTGACATATCCTCATTGACGAGGAACTTGAATGTTGCCTCTCCATGAGTTATGCTTTCGCTTTTGACTCTCAAGTTTTTTCTTCCTCCTGGAACTCCACCAGGAACAGTTATGATTGGATTGGACCAACCAGGCAAAGAAATGCTTGTGCAGAAATATGAAAGTTCAGGAACTCTTTTCAGCGAGAACTTGAAGTTTGATTGAATTGCCAGATTTGTATTGGGTGGCTGTTTGGCAACTGCTCCGACAGAATCGGGTGTTTCCATCTCATAAGGTTTGTTCTTTATGGGGATGGAGCCAGGTTCGGTATAGGTAACAACATTTGGCAATTCTGCATCTCTTACTTCAGAATCGCCGTACCTTCTTGCCAACGCCGTCTGATAAAGAGGAGCAAGTTCATCGGCAAAGTCATACCACTCTATTGCGTGATTACCAGTAAGATCGCTTTCAAAAATCTTGTAGTCATTTGAGATCGAATTGTCGTTGTTTATTGTTTCGTTGGTAACTTGCCAACTCTTGTCTGCAAGCATTATTTCCATCATGTATTTCAACTCATGAGAAAAGCCAACTCGGTTTCCGCCCATTACGCTGTAGGATTTGGAGTCAAATTGATTACAAGCAGAACCGTCATAAGAAGTTCCAATGCAATCTGTCAAATTTGTGTCAAGTCCGTTAACATTAGAAGCACTAAATGCAGAGTTGATCATCACAAGACGATTGTTTCTTTTTATGAACGCTAGACTTCCAGAATCTCCTTGTCCAAGATATGAACCTTGATCCGCTTCAAAATATGAAAATCCATTCCAAGGTTTGTTTGCCGAAAACGAATTCGGAAAATTGAGACCATGAATAAATGAAAAGGATTCGGTATACAGCCTACCTGGTATTGTTATAGAAGTTGTGATTGGTCTTCTGCTAACAGACATTCCCGTCAACTTACTTCTTCGAACGAAGCCTCTGGCAAAGGTATTGTTTATCACCATTACTGGCATTTCATTTAGATATGCATAAAATCCGTTGTTTCTAAAACGGTTTGTTACATTTATGTAAGGATCAACGAGATTAGCAGCAAGATTTTCGGTTGTGTCTTCTAAATGTTGTGGATTTATGTCGTATATTTCTCTAATGAGATTTGATTTTGTTGTGTCTTCTTGATTTGAATCAACGCTTAAAAGCGTCAATGTTTCATCATAATTTCCTAGTTTCACAGTAGACACCTTGAACTGTTTTTCGCAATTTATCGTAGGCATCAATATTGGTTTGACTGTTGTGGGTAGTGCAGTTTTAAATGTCTGAATGTAATACTCTGAAAACGGTGTGGAAAAATTTGTGGTAGAAAACAAAGTTGGATCTAGATCGTAGTCTTCGTATATTTCTCTTCCCGTTTTCAACTTGTACCAATTCGGATATTGATTGAGAACCATTATTCCGTTTCCGCAGGCAGATAGTCCTGTCGGAAAAGAACCGTCATCTGGTATAACAACTCCTACACTAGACAAGTGTTGACTTCTTGTTAAGCCTCTTACAGTATGCACGGTTCCATCGGAAGAAACGCACTTCAATTCATTGGCATCACAAGGATAGTGTGCTATTTTCAACATATGCTGTCTGGTCAATAGACAAGAAAGGCGACTTCCCAATCCGTTCCACCATCCAAACGGAACATTCGGTCTGCTGGACATCAATATGCAAGACATATCTGTTCCTGTCAACGCAAACATTGTTCCTTGATAGAATGAAGAATTGTACCCTGTGGGGACTCCATGTGTCCCGTTGCTGTATGTGAACAATTCATGTCTTGCAGGATTGTAAGAAGGTTCTCCATACCAAGTAGCATCTTGCGAGGTATAGGGATAAGCCGCAGTTTGTGTTATCCAATTATCTGAATGCACAGCAGCAGTCAAAGAAGGATTGGAAACTTTGTAAATGTAGTCTCCTTTTATGAAGGGAGAATTTGGAGTGATCGCTGCTGCTGCTACTGAACTGCTTGTCAACTTTACCAACAAGGTTCTTCCGTTATTTCCCGTAAATCCCGCTATTCTTATGTTTGTCTTTGGAGTAGATGATTGTACAACGATATCATCACCGACTGCAAATCCCGCTGTACTGCCAGTAACAGTCAAAGTAACTAATTGGTTTATCGTGGAGTAATACATCGGATGTATTTATTCTTTGCCTTATATGAAAAGAACAGGAGCAGCATTTCTGCTGCTCCCATTCCAAGTGTGGGGGGTTTGTTACCCGTACTATGAATCAGAAGAGGTTGTTGACCTTTACGATGCGGTAGTACTGATTGCTGCGGGCTGCATTTGCGTCCGCAACATCTGCGATTGGCAGGTTGTTGACACCGATTACGAATGGGTTGTTGACCATGCCGTAACGGGTCTTGAAGCCAATCTTGGGCTGGAACGAGTTCTCACCGACTGCGCGTACCATCTGTAGTGGGACATATGGGCAGTAGAAGAGACCAGCATCGTATGGGCTGGAACCCTTATACCCAACGCAGAAGAAGTCAGAAGCGGACGACATTGAGTAGTATGGATCAATGTAGACGCGAATCTTTCCATTGAGAACACCAGCAAAGGTGTTGCCAGTATCATCAACATTCAAGTTGGTGGATAGAGCAGGAGCGTAGTCAAGTACACCAGACATTGATAGTGCCGAAGCAACATCGCTGGAGCAGATGATGAAGTTGCCCTTGCCACGGCGAGTTTCCTTGGCAATCTGGTTGGCTTCACGCTCAATCTGGAAGAGTAGACCCTTGAACTTCTCAACCGACCAACGACCGTTGGAATCGACATTGAGGTCAAAGATACCACGGGTCTGAGTTGTACCAGACTTGGCTCCGAGTCTTGCATTGCGATAGATGGTGCGAACGACTTCGCGGTTGATCTCAGCGAGGATTTCGCTGGAAAGGATGTTTGCAAGTTCAGTCTCGGCATCAAGACCGTGAATTGCCTTGAGGTCTTGTGCGAGTTCCATTGTGTATTCAGCCTTGAGCGCACGGGTCT